CTCATACATACCTTTCTCATAGTCTCCATAAGGTGTATACTTAAGAGATAGTTGTTTCAAACCATGTGTGCCAGGATTCTCGTCTAGCATATAATGTAATAACATTGTGTCTTCGAATCTTGGAAAGTTAAATCCAAAATGATATTCAAAGAACGCTAAATCAAATTTAGCATTATGAAATACTACTCTCTTTTTGTCAAAGAGTTGTTGTAGTAATCCTTCTGCTTTTTCATCAATACAATCCGTACTAATGTATGCTCCATGCTCTGGTTCATAAGATAAACTAATACCAAGCATATATCCATCTCGAGGATACAATCCTGAAGTCTCCGAGTCAAGTGCAATAAAATCATTATCATGATTCAATGCCTTATCTAGAAATACATATAAGTCTGCACTTTCTGTTATGCCATAACACTTATCCTCGCCAAGTTTCTGTTGCTTGAGTTCTCCTTTTATATATTTTGTGATATTGGCACTAGATTCATCCCAGACTTTCTTAGCCTCTGGCTTGAATGTTATCATTGCTGGATTTATTACTGGTAAGAATTTATCATCTACAACTCTTCCGCTGTATTCTGTGACTGAGTTTTGATTTGTAAAAAACTTTAATGCTTCTGAGCCTACAAGTATGAGCCAATCATAATCATCAATCTCTATCTGAATATCACAATCTCTTTTTAATACTTTCTTTACTGTTGGGTTTGAGCATAATTCATATTTATCGAATTGAAACTCATTGTTAAAAAGTTTTACATAGTCATTTCGACTAGGTTTACTTTCTATTAGTGCTATTTTAGCCATATAATTGTTCCTTTAATTGTTTTACTTTTTCTTTGTTAAGTGCTCCCGCATCCCCAAGAGCAATTGGTATTTTTACATTTTTTGACAATATCTCTGCAATCTCACACATTTCTTGTATTTTGATTGAAGCCTCTTGTCCTGCGTCATCAGGGTCGAATAGTATGTCTACTGATTGAACTCCCTGCATTTTTAAAAGTTTTAGTTTTTCAACATCTACATTTCTAGTGCCAAAACAGCACAAGACATTTTCTAAACCTTTGTCATGTAGATTTAGCATATCAAAGATGCCCTCTACTAATATTATTCGCCCTTTTATAGGGCGGACTCGAGCAGGGAATAGTGGTAATACTGCCTTTGGGGGATGGATCAAGTATTTAGGAACATCAGTCGGAGACTGTGTTCTGCAATTAAATGCTACTATTCTTCCTGTCAAGTCCTTAATTGGAAAAGAAATTCTGCCTGTAAATGGTTTATCTGGATGCACAAATGCATCAAACCTTTTGTAAGAATCAGGAGATATATTTCTCCAATTTCCTACATATGGCATAAAATTCTTTGGCATCTTCAATCCTACGGAAGATGCTCTTTTTTCTTCTACTTTTCTTCTGAGTTTTTCTCTACGAATATCCAACGGATTGGAAGGAGCATCGTAGTGGTTAAATAAATTACCTTTAAACCCACAAGAAAAACAGTTGAATACACCTGTGATTCTATCAATTCTCATACTAGGATTACTGTCATCATGCTCAGGATTAAGGCATTTGACAATAGCGTCTGCTGGAGATAACTTATACTCTATTTTTCGTTCTTGTAATAGTTCTTCTACTGTCATTATATGAGCATACCTATCATTAGTGTAATACCAAATATAGGAATAAGAAGTACTATACACATTGTTAGTGCATAAAAGAAGTGTTCTAAAAATGCTTTCATTGTTTGTGTTTCCATCCTTTTAGTTTGTCACCAAGTTCTTCAAAGTCTGTCATCTTTTTTCCACTTGGATCTGTTTCGTGTTCATAATACTTACTTTTCCAAGCAAGTTCTACCATTTGAAACCAAATTGCAATCATTCGATCTCTCTCTTTTTTATCTCCCCACAAGTAAAACATATTCCACCATTCTTTTTCAAATCGGCAGACTTTTACATCCATTGTTTTAAACATCCATCCATCCTGATGTTTTCTTACTATTTCCCACATCACTCTCATTCTTTGACTTCCTGCGATTGGATAATAGTTGGGCATACATAGTATAGGAGATTCAATACCATGTTTTAGAATACTATCATATAGTGGTTGATTTATGGGCACTCGTTCTATATTTTGATAAATCTTTTTCTGATTCAATAGAAATTTAACTGATCGTGTTTCCCATGTGTAGGGTGGCAGAGCTACTAACTCTGCCGTTTCCTTACTAATTCTATCTGCCGCCATTCCTTACTTTTCTCCATAAACCATGTCTGCGTCTTTTTTCTATTTCCATACGAATCATGTATGTTCGTATCAATGCAACTACTGTAAATATAAAAGTGGTTGTAAGTGATATCAAAAATGCACTTGTCCATCCCCATTTTTCTATGAATAACCATAGTAGGAATGTTTGTAATGGAAAGTTAATAAGAAGAGCAGCGCCTACTTGCACTACTGATTCTTGTAATGCTGCTTTTTCTGTTTTAGTCATTTAACTGATCCCATAGTTGTTCTTCTAATTCTGTTTCGTAAATTATACGAAACTCCTCTATTGTTGGTGTAATCACTTTTACTGTGGATTCTTCCAACTTTCGCACATATCTAGTATATGCTATCATTAATTGTGCCTCTGTATATAGAATCATAGTCTGTTTAGTAATGCAGTTATAGTTATAATTAAGGGATCAAACGCCCCATAAATGTATAGGCTTAATACCCATGCTTGCCATTTAAATGTCATCTACATCTTCTCCTGTTTTCATACTGTTTTCTATGTTTTCTTTTTCTTTAGGGTTAAGTGCGGTCTGTGGACCAATCTTCAATGTTTCCCAGTCTACTGCACTTGTGAAACTTTCCATTCTATTACTTCTCATTTTTACACAATTAAAAGTCATACACCCATCTTGCTGATCCCATGTTTCTAAGGCATAAGCAGCATCTGCCGCATCAAGTATACCTTTTGCAAATCTAGCCTCTCCACTAGCATCTGTTTGATATGGGGCAAAGAATAATGTTTCATATTCTTGGGCATATAGTTTCATTTTCTTACTGACTTCAATTTGTTCTGTCCAATCATATTGTCCTGAACGACTTGGTGCATTGTGGCGTTTGACTTGGTTTAGATAATCAACAATAACCACACCAACATCAAGTTGGTTGACCTTTTTATCTAGCTCTGACTGTATTTTTGAGAGAGTTAAAGCTGGATCATAAATAACATCCAATTGCTTTTCTTTGTGGAGAGGAAGTTTTGTTAGTTTTTTATGAAATGTGTCAAAGTCATGTGTTTTTACAAACTCTGGCAATAATTCATGTCCACCATCAAAACGACCTGCCCACCAGCCGCCTACTAGATTCCACTCTTCAGTGGATAGCATTTTACTGCGTAGTCTTTTTAAAGGTATTTTTGTTGAAACAGAACATATTCTCTGAAGAATTGATCTGCTGTCCATTTCTATAGTAAAATAAAGCGCACTACGACCTGAATCGTAGACATTCGCTGCTAAATTACAACAGGTAACAGACTTACCTGCACCTCGTCTCCCGCCCACAAGCACTAAGTCTTTTGGTGAGAACTGAATTTGTGAGTCATACTCACTATTAAGTCCTAAGGGTAAATACCTTGATAGTTCTTTGTCATCCTCAAATAAAGATATGCTCTGCATACTTTCTTCGGGGGCTTTAACGTCTACCTTGTCACTTACCCTTAATACTATTTCTTGGAGTTGCTCTATGTTTTCTTCTGCACTAGCCATTGCGACTGTGTTATCAATATATTTATCAAGTTCATCTAAGATTTCAACTTGTGCGTATTCATTTTTGAGATAATCAAGTAATAGCCAAGCGTCTACTTCGACATCTATTGACTCGATTGCGAATATTTTTTCTTGAAGTTTTCGATCTCGCACTTCATATCGGAGATCTTCGAATTTTGGAAGGTCTTGATAATTGTCTATGTGTTTATCAAGGATGCGGAATATTGACTGATACTCACCAGGTAGGTAATGTTCTTTTAACTTAGACCATGTGTCTAAATCTTTTTGAACTATAATCTGTTTTAGCAACGCTGATGCAATATTCACTATATAACTCTCTCAAAAATTAAAAAAGGCAGAGGCACAAGAGTGCCTCCACCGACTAAATTGAATACTGCGGATTAACCGATATCTTTTTTAGCTGCACCGTTGTAATCAGCACACTGTAAACCACGTCTTGTTAACATAGTTTTTACGCCTCTTACTGTTTTACCGATTTGATCTGCGATTGCTTCTACAGTCATGTCAGTAATATCAATGTCAGCAAGAACGTCAGCTTTGCTTGATCCTTTAGTTTCTTTTTGCTTTGGAATAGCGTTAATTTCGCCACTTCTTAGAAGTGAAAGAGCTTTACCTCTGATTGAATTAACAGATTTGCCAAGAGCGTCAGCGATTTCTTCTACGAAAGAACCACCGTTAACCATCTCTACAAATGTGCTTTCTTCTTCAGGAGTATAAGTTCTAACAGTTTCTACTTTAGGGGCAGGCTTAACATGCTCTGTAAGTTCCATAGAAAGAATTTTTCCTTGAATTGACTTAGCAGAAAACTGTCCGCCTTCGAAATTACTTGCAATTTCAGCATAAGTATAAGAACCTGAGTTGTCTGTTACAAATGCTTGTAATGTTGCTTCTTGCTCGTCTGAGAAAGATTTTGAAGCTGATGCTGATGCTAATTCAACTTCGAAACCCATTTTTCTCAATTTGCTTGAGACTGAACGGGTTGATGTTTCCAAGTGCTCTGCAGCGTTTCCTACAGTTTCTTGTGATATTGGGCTCTCGCTTCCTACGAAATCTACTAGAGATTGAGTCCTTTCGTCTGTCCATTTTGGTAATGCCATGATTTTATTTTCCTAAATAAGTTCTTTTAAATTTTGGTTTATTATTATACCCATTTCTTCTGCTTTCTTGGTTTTAGCACTTTCGATTCCACTCTCATTAACTAAGATAGTTACATCTTTGGTGAGATTATCCTTTACTAAGTAGCCTTTCTTTATTAATACTTCTTGTGCAGCGGCTTTAGTTGGATAGCTTTTTAACTTTCCTGTAATGCAAACTGTTCCCTTAGTGTCAGTGTTAGTGACCTCTTCTCGTTTTTTGCAAGTAAAAGTAAAGGGTAGGTTATAGTATTGTTCGAAATGGAAAGTGTTTACCAACCAATCAATAAGATTCGACGCCGCTTTCGGACCCAGACCTGCTTCTGTACATATCTCTGGGGTTATCTCACTTAAAGATGAGATGTGTTTCGCTAATTTATTTGAAGCACTTGAGCCAATCAGCGGTATCGAAAAAGCTGGAAGTAGAGTTATAAGGTCGACACTCTTTGATTTCTGTATCTCATTGTGTAGTTTCGTACCTAGCTTCTCTGAATCCAACAAGGTAGATATTTCCTCTTGGGTGAGAGTATAAATATCGTGATAATCCTCAAGACCAAGTCTATCAATAGTAGATGGACCAAGACCTCGGATTTTTAAAGTTTTTGCAAAGTGTTCGAGACGCTTTGCAGATTTTGCTGAGCAAGAGTTGTTCTGACAAAATAACTGATCATTTACAAATTCCAATATGCTATCGCATGATGGACAATTTGTTGGTGGTATTATTTTTGTCATTTATTCTCTTTCTCTCAAATATGATAATATTATAACAAACGGCTAACCATTTGTCAAGAATTATTTTTTGGGAACTGGGATAAAATAAGAGAAGAAATTTTAAAGCACTCTGTATGCCCACCAAATTTTTGAGTTGGAGAATAACTATCGTGTTTAAACTTCTCGTGAAGTGCCTGCTCGATTTGCCAGCACCGATAAATGGTATCGTGATATGTTCGCTGAATACGTAAATCGTACCCTTTAAAACCACGACTTCTTTTGATTACATGCCGCCAGTCTTTACCACTAGCGATTCCAACCTTTATACATTCACGCTCGAATGTCCGTTGGTTAACTAAAATGACTCCATACAATACACCTTCTCTTTCTTTTTCTTCAGGTCTATTATTAAAGTAAGTTTGATTATATACTCCACTCACCACTTTAGTCCGTTATCAAGTGCATATCTACATCCTTGATAGAAGTCTCTATCTTCTTCGGAGATAAAATGCCACTTATAATTTATTGAATACATCTTTTCTTCCACTAATTCAGGATGAGTAAGATGCATTTGTTTGTTCATCATTTCTTCGAGTTCATCAAACTGTTTTGTAATTTTTGCTTTGTATTTTTCTACTTCTGAACTCATAGTCCTTTATCAATTATATAAAAAGCAAATATCATAAATGCTACAGAAGATATTTGAAACATTGAGCCAAGCGCTACTGTAGTTAAGACATTCTTAACTGTTTCTTCATAGCTAGGAGCTTCATTTATCCACTCCTCTATTTCTTCAGGTGTTGCGTCTCTTGCACCATTTCTAAAATTTAATTCAGGTTGTGTACTCATTCTGTTTGTGATTTACCTTGTCGAGCCATCCACTCTCTATGAGTGATTTTATTCTCCATTAATTTACGACCACGCAAAAATGCTTGTCTTGTTTCATGGTTCATTTGTTCTGATTTCGTCATTGGTTTTGTTTGTTTCTTCTGTTTGGGTGGAGTTAACCACTCTATTATTTTAATTCCCATTTGTTACAGGTTTCCTC